GTACGAATGTAAACGAGGAGCCACAGGCTCCGATAGAGAGAGTGGCAGACCCTTATGGCAGAAACGCAACAACGGATGAGTTCCAACGATGCTGGAAATGCGACAGGCTCCTCTTCGAAAGCGCAACCCGTCCGTGGAGTATCAGATGCCCACGCTGTAAATCTAAAAATAAATCAGGCTGATTTATTTAAGGATTTAGATTCTTTAGTTGGCAAAGGAAGACAACAGGATGGTTGTTCTGTTGGCTTAATGGTTAGTAAATTAGATAAGCCATTGCGTGATAAATTAAATGAAATTTTTTGTAACACTAAAGTCGATTCTGCCTCCCTTAAGAAAGTTTTAGATTCTTACGGGCTTGCAGTATCATCCTCTGATGTACTTCGCCGACATAGGCGTAGATTGATTGGTAAAGATGGGTGTAAGTGTCCAATAGAAAATTCGGCGGTTCCTCTTAGATGAACTTAGATGATGCTTTAGACAATTTACTTAAGACATCCGAGATGAATTCAGTTCAAAAGACTGAGCCTCGTCAAAGACAAGCAGAGTGGTTGCCTGGGGTTACTTGGCAAGGTGAAGAAGGAACAGTTACAACTCAGCCAATGGAGGGCGATAATGCGCCTGATTGGTCAGGAGTTCTACGAATGTGGGGTCTTGACCCTGAACATTTTCAAGTAGTAGAACCAGTTCTTTTCAATGTGTGGGGCGATACCTTAGGAATTCTAAATCGCCAATGGAAAGGTAAAGTAGTCCGCAAAGGAAAACAAGAGTTTGCTGATATTGAAGCCCTTATCCAAGAGATTAAAAAACATAAACCCCGTGAGCGCAAGCCAATGGTCGGCGGTGCCTCTCTAGTAGTTTGTGCCTCTGATTGGCAAACAGGTAAACGAGATGGCGATGGTCTAAAAGGTTTAGTTGGTCGATGGCTACAAGCAGTTGATGATGTTGAGTTTAGAATTAAAGAATTAAAAAAAATAGGTCGTCCCATAGATTCAATCACAGTTCTTTGCCTTGGTGATTTAGTTGAAGGATGCGATGGTCACTATGACATTCAAACTTTTACAGTTGAGGTTGATAGAAGAGACCAAGTAAAGATTGCTCGCCGTCTCCTAAGAGATGCTCTTATCCGATGGTCAAAGGTTGTTCCTGATATTACAGTCGCCGCTATTGGTGGAAACCACGGAGAGAACCGAAAGAATGGTAAAGCCTTTACTACCCTAAATGATAATGATGATGTAGCCCTAGTTGAGTCAGTTGCAGAAATCTTCCAAGCCAACCCTGAAGCATACGGTCATATTCGTTTTGCAATTCCAACAGATGAGTTGAGTTTGACTATTGAGGTTCAAGGAAAAATTATCGGAATTACCCACGGTCATCTAGCCCGAAGCGCAGGAAGCCCTGAAGCCAAGTTGCGTCGATGGATTGCTGACCAAACACTAGGTCGTCAAAAAATTGGCGACTGTGACATTTTGGTAACTGGGCATTATCATTCATTTCGTCTATCAGATTGGGGAGGAGTCAAATGGCTACAAGCACCAGCCCTCGACGGAGGAAGCGTGTGGTGGAGACAATCAACGGGGGAGATTGCGGATGTGGGAGTCCTGACCTTTGTTGTGAGCAGTCAGGGAGTGTCGGACATCCAACTATTATGAACGACCCGAGAGATATAGCCGCATACGCCGCAGAATTGGTCTCAGGAGACCGACAGGACGCCTATGGGCATCCGCTTGATAACTTTACCCGTGCCTCAAAGATATGGTCTGTAATCCTCGGCTGTGAGGTTTCTGCCGAGCAGGTTGCCCTTTGCATGGTTGGAATGAAGGTAGCCCGTGAGGTCAATCAATCTAAGCCTGACACGGTGGTAGACGGGATTGGCTACTTCCTCACCCTAGGCATGATTCAGGAAGAGCGTCTAAGAAGGTTGAATTCCTAACCCCAGTTTGATATACTTATGGTGTCAGAAAGGTGATGCCATGAGAGAGTTCAGAATCTCAGAGATTGATGTAGCGAAGACTTTATCCAAGGCTCAAAAACTTGCATCCCGTGGCAAAAGCAAAGGCTTAAGTGGCGGGTTTGAGGTTCGTATTGAATCACGCTCAGAAATAGTAAATGGCGTTCAAGGCGAGTATTCAGTTTTAGTAATTGAAGGTGAGCCAGTTAAGTTCAACGGCTGGCAGTTTGTCGGAGTTGCTGAGTTTATTGAGGGCAAGGCTTTAACAAAAAGCATCGCAGGTGGAATCGAAATCAAGCCATCAGATGTAAAGGTTGGTTACTGCGAGCATTGCCAAAAGACTCGTTCTCGTTCCAAGGTTATTTTTATTCAAAACCAAGAAGGCAAAATAAGTCAGGTCGGTTCAAGTTGCGTCAAGGATTTTCTTGGTTGGGAGTTCAGCGCCTCAGCCTTGGTAACCGAGGAAGATTTCCAACAAGAGTTTGGTGGCTTTGCTGGTGGCAGTTATAGCGGATTCGATACTTTAGGAGTTTTAGCAACAGCGGTTTGTGCAGTTGAGAAGACTGGCTATGTTCCTTCAGGTAGCGGTCTTTCTACCAAAGAGGTTGTTTGGGATAAATTAAACGGTGGCTTCCACGGGCTTTCCAAGTGGAAAGAATTAGTAGGTCAAGAAGTCACAGATGCTCACCGTGCCAAGGCTCAGGAATTGCTTGAGTTTGGAAAGAATTTCGAAGGCGACTCAGGTTACGCACAAAATGTCAGGATTGTCAGCGGATTGACTTTCCAAAAGTACAGCACAGCAGGAATCTTGATTAGTTTGCTCAAGGCTTACCAGCGTCAAACTGAAGAGAAGATTGAGAAGAAAGTTTACAAGTCCGAGATTTTGGCTCCAGTTGGAGAAAAAATTGAGATAGAGGTAACCGTGCTTGGCGAGAATACATTCGAGTCTCAGTTCGGATTGACTACTTTGTACACCTTTGAAAGCGGGGAGTATCAGTTAAAGTGGTTCTCCAGCCGTGGCTTAAATGTGGAAATTGGCTCCAAGTTAAAATTAAAAGGAACCGTTAAAGGTATCAATGAATACAAGGGAACCTTCTCAACAGTTCTTACTCGATGCAAAGCCGTCTAAAAATCCATACGCTATACTGAACCCAATGTGCGCTTAGTCGCCCGAGTTTTTCGTCTCTTCCGTGTCCGAGTGACCTGACGGTCACTTGGGCTATCTATGTGCCGTCACGGAGGAGGTACAGATGGCTCGTTATCGAGTCTTACAAGGTATTGATTACCCACCTAATAAAAGAGCCGAGGCTGGCAAAGTCGTAGATGACTTACCTGCAACCTCGGTTACATGGCTTTTGGAATCAGGAATTATTGAAGATGCTGACAAGCCAAGTAAGAAATCAGAAGAGCCAGTTGTAGAAGAACCAAAAGTTGAACCAATAGCCGAGAAGGTTGAAGAACCAATCGCTGAAGATGGTTTTGACCCTAACGCTGAAGATGTTGATGGCGATGGTTTCCTTCAAGATGGCACCCCACATCAACGCCCAGTTGAGGAGAAATAATGCCTACTTTTCGCCACGGTAAAAATGTCAATATCTTTATTGATGAGTTTGATTTTTCTACCTACTTTAATGATGTCAGCGCATCTACCTCAGTAGATACTGCTGAGACAAGCGCTTTTGGAACAAGTGCAAAAACTTATGTAGTCGGTCATCGAGATGGAACAGTCTCTTTATCAGGTATGTTTGAATCAACAACATCAGTTGGTACTGACCAATTTTTTGCAAACGCTCTTAGTTCAGCCACAAAAATTAAACTAATTGTTGCTCCTGAAGGTCATTCAAATGGCGCAGGTGCAATCATGTTGCAAGCGGACGATACATCTTACGAAATCTCAAGTGCCATCGCAGATATTGTCCAAGCAAGCGCAGAATTCCAATCAACAGATGCAGTAGAACACGGAAAGATTCTTTCTTCAGGTTCGACTGTGACTGCAACTGGAAATGGAACAAGCGTAGACAATGGAGCCTCAACCGCTAATGGCGGAGCAGGATTCTTGTCAGTTCCAGTAAATACACGCAATGGAAATATCACAGTAAAAATTCAACATTCAGCAGATAACTCAACCTTTGCTGACTTGATTACTTTTACCGTGGTTTCAAGCACAAGCAAAACTTCACAAAGAGTTGAGGTTGCTAGTGGTACAACAATAAACAGATACCTACGAGTGAGTTACACAGTCGCAGGTTCAACAGGCTCGGCTACCCCTGTGGTGGCTTTTACTAGGAGGTAAAAAAACAATGCCTACATTTCGTCATGGTAAATCCACCGTATTCAAAGTAGATAATTCAGGTGGCACACTTACCGATATTAGCAACACCCTTACCGATGTCTCATTCCCACAATCAGTAGACACAGCCGAAACCAGCGCTTTTGGTTCCTCTGCAAAGTCTTATGTAGTTGGTTTGACTGACTCAACAATTTCTATCTCAGGAAACTTTGATGCGACAGTTGATGCTCACTTGGCTGGAATTCTTGGTCAAGCGGCTTCAGTTTCATTCGAGTACGGTCCTGAAGGTTCAACAAGCACTTATGTTAAGTACACAGGAGAGGCATACCTAACTTCTTACGAGAAGAGTGGTGCTATCGGAGATGTAGTGACATACTCTGCTGAGTTCCAAGTGACAGGTGCCGTAACCCGTGGTACCTACGCATAGTAGGAATTGATTCAAAAAAACTTAATAAATTATCGTGACCAATCAATCTAGTGTCCAAGGAGAAAAGAAATGACAGATTTACGCAAAAGCATATTTGACGCCGATGATATTACGAAGGAGTTAGTGGAAGTCCCTGAATGGGGAGTGACAGTAGAAATTCGTTCTATGACGGCTGGACAAAGAGCAACACTTACTGAGGGTGTTACATCCACAGACAAAGTTGATGTTTCTAATATGTACGCAAAAACTGTAATTGCAACCGTGTTCGACCCTGCAACTGGCTTGCCAGTTTTCACAGACCAAGACCGAGAAGCCATCCTTTCAAAGAATGGTGCAGTCATTGAGCGTTTGGCAACAAAGGCTCTTGGCAGTTCGGGTCTTAGTGAAAAGGCGGTAGACCAAGCACAGGCTCGATTTCCTCAAGAATCCTGAGAGACGGTTTCTTTTCGAGATAGCAGAAAAGTTAGGTAGGACGGTGGGTGAACTTCTTTACGGAAGTCCCGCCCACCGACCTCTTAGCAGTATGGAATTGACAGAGTGGAACGCCTTTTATCTTGTCAAAGAAAAAGAGCGTGAGAAAGCGGAGAGAAAAGCGAAGGCTAGGAGATAAATGGCTGAATCACCAACCATGGAAGTCCGTGCCCGATTAACGGCTGACTCCGCACAATTTACAAAAGGTTTAGGCGAAGCAACAAAAAGCGCTGAAACTTTTCAAACCGTCGCTCAAAATCTAAATAAAGTTTTAGTTGCATCAGGAGCGGTTGCTGGTGGTTTTGCAATCGCCATGCTTGCTTTTGGAACTAAGTCTTTCAAAGCGGCGGCTGAAGTTCAACAGTTAGATGTTGCTTTACAGGCTCTTGGTAGTTCAACCCGTTATGGATATACCCAACTTGCTTTAGCAGTAGAACAAATTGAAGCAGTTGGTATTCGTTCAACAGCGGCACAACGAGCAGTAATCAAACTTGCCCAGTCAAATGTTGATTTATCTGAGGCTCAACAATTAGCAACTATCGCTCAGAATTTATCTGTAACGGCAAGCGTTAATTCAGCAGATGCTTTGAATTCTTTGGTCTTTGCTATTACAACAGGTCAAACAAGAATGTTGCGTCAGATTGGTATTACTGCTGGAGCAACCGAAGCCTTTGCTATTTATGGACGAACAATAGGCAAGAGCGCTAGTGACTTGACTATGGCTGAAAGACGCCAAGCAGTTCTTAATTTAGTATTAAAAGAAGGCGCTAAGGTTAATGGTGCTTATGCGTTAGCAATGCAGAGTCCATCAAAGGCTCTTCAAGAGATGGCTGACAACACTAGAAGATTACAAGAAGCAGTAGGTAAAAGATTACTCGCCGCCTTCACAAAAATAATTTTGGCTGTCTTTACTTTGACAGATAGATTCCAAAAAGCGGCTAATGGAACTGGCGCATTTTCTAAATATCTTGACGCTATGGAAATGCTTCTTACTAAATTAGCAGACCCTTTTGCAAAGATAGCAGAAAATGTTGGCAACTTTATTGAAAAAATAGATAAGAGTGATGTAAGTATTAAATCAATAGCCTCTTCTATGGAAAAACTTTTACCTATTGCTGTTGGTTTTACAACATTTTTTGGTATTAAAGCGGGTAAGTCTTTAAGCCAAGCGGCTCCTTTCTTCCAAGGTTTCTTTGGAGCATTATCACGATATGCAGGACTATTTACGGCTTTCACCGTAGTATTGACATCTCCTCAAATACGAAATGCAGTTGGACAAATAATCTCTGCCTTCAAACCATTACTACCAGTATTGCAACAAGTAGGAGGAGTGTTATCTACTTTATCAGGAATCATAACTGGAGTAATTTCTAAAGCCTTGACTGGTTTTGCAAACTTAATCAGAACTGTTACAAGTTTTTTCCAAAATAATGCAAGAGCAACACAAATTCTTGTTATAGCATTTACAGGAATAGCAACCGCAGTTGGTTTAGCAACAGTAGCCTTTTTTGCTCATGCGGCGATTATTAAGGTAGTTACATTCACTCAGGCTTTATTGCAGGTTGCAACAACTTTATTAAGTGGAGCGCAGTTGGCAAGTATCGCTTCTACAAATGGTCTTGCCGCCTCAATGCTTAGACTTAATGCAGTCTTAGCGGCTAACCCAATTATGCGTATTGTTTTGATAATTGGTGCCTTGGTTACAGCCCTTGTAGTTGCCTATAAGACTTCGGAGTCATTCCGCAAAGTTGTTGGCATGGTCTTTAACTTTGTAGCAAAAGTAGTTATTACTGTTCTTGGTTACATCATTCAGTATTTTGGTCATGTTCTAAAAGCCTTGGCTTCAGCAATGAGAACCTTTGGATTCTTTGGAGAGGTCATAGCAAAAGTATTTGAGTTTGTTATAGATGTATTTTTGACCTTTGTTAAATTTGCATTAACCTCAATTAAAAATGTTATTGATGGTTTTGTTACTCTGATGGAAACAAACGACACTCTTCGTAAAATTGTAATTGCAGTATTCAACACAATTATTAGAGTAATTGCTTTGGCGGTTACTACTATTGTTACAACTTTTGCTAATATCTTAAAGGCTATTGCAACCGCTATTTATTTCTTTGAAAGATTATTAGATGTAGGTAAGACTATTGCAAAGGGAGTTATCTTAGCGTTCTTGGCTCTAGGTAAGGGTGTCGTAGGAGTATTTGGCAAAGTTGCAAGTGGCTTAGGTAATTTCCTTGATAACGCATTAACAACAGTAATAGACTGGGTTAAAAAAGTTACTGCTCCTTTGATGAAAATTCCTATTGTTTCTAATGCTGTAAGTGCGGCGCTTGGAGCATTAAATGGTATAGCGGCTTTTGCTAGTTCAAAACTTGAAGGTGTAGCAAAATCTATAACAGGTTTATTTAGTGCATCTGATGATGCTGGTGCTAAATCAGTTGATGCAATTACGGGTGTATCTAAAACTCTTATTAAGGCTTCACAAAGTTGGGGTAATTATTCCGAGGGTGCGGCTGGTGCTATTTCTAATGTTGCAAACAAAATGCTTGACTTCAATATAAAGGTTGTTGATTTAGCCGCACAAGATAATGGCACAAAGATTGTTGAAGGTTTAATTGCAGGTGCTAAAAAAGCATCCCCACTTCTTGAAAAAATGATTGCTGGTCTTGGTACTGCAATTAAATTTGATTTTGCTGGAACCGTAGGAAAATTTATTGAAGAAATGGCTAACAAGGCTGATGAGGCAGGGGATAAGTTAATTGAGTTCGGTAAGAAAATGGTTGTCTTTGCTAAAGAAACAGACTTTGCTGAAGGCTTAAAAGATTTTATTGGCAACATCAGAGAGAGTCTTGAAGAGGGTCTTGGTTTTGGGGATATTCTCAAAAAAGAAAAAGAAAAGGCTGAAGGAATTAAGGCTGGCGGTATTGATGAGGACGCCTTAAATGAAATTCAAGGTTCTGCCGATTTGATGAAAAAAATTCGTGAGGCTATGAAGGCTGGCATTGAGTCTATGAGCGATGTTCTCAAAGACCTGCAACAAGCGGCTAAGGACTTTGCTGATTCACTTAAAGACACAATTTTAGGTTTTGCTGGACTCAAAGGAGTAGAACTACCTGACGGATTTATTCCAAAGGCTAAATCTCTCATTGAGAATATGCAAACACGATTGAATAAAAGCAATCAGTTTGCTCAACAGATAACTCAACTTCAGGCACTTGGACTTGACGCCAAAGCAATTCAAGATTTAGTCGAGTCAGGACCAATCAAGGGCGCTCAACTAGCGGCATCTATTCTTGGTGGGGGCGCAGAGGCTATTGCTCAGATAAATGAAATTCAAAGAGCAATTAGCATTACTGGTGCGGCAATCGGTAAGTTTGGTTCCGAGGCGGCGTTCGGCGAAAAGATTGCTAATGCTCAAATGAAACTGGCTCAAGTTACAGATGCAGAGGCGAGAATTTCAGGAGTAAGCGGAAATAACATTGTTATTGAACAAGGTGCTTTTGTTGTAAATGTTGATACTACTGGAGCAACCAGCATAGATGAGAAGGCTGACATAATTACTCAAAGAATTCAAGAGACTTTTGCAATCTTGGCGAAGGAGTTGGCTAACAAATAATGGCTACCTACATCCTTAGACCTAACGCAAACTGGAACAATGCCTCTGCCTTTACTATCTCAGGAGGTTCAGGTTCAGTTCATGCGGCGCTCGCTGACAGTAGCGATTCAACTTACATAACTCGAACAAGTACAACAGTTCCAGCATCTTACGAAGCGGAGTTTGGTACAACCACCTTAGCGGCTACTGAGAAAGTTGAATATGTAAATCTTCGTGCCCGAGCAACTATTGGAACTACTGGCAGTATCCAATTAAGCCTTGGTGTTATTACTGACCGTAATGGTCGAACAGTTAGTTATTCAGTTCCTTATTCCAAAGCAAACACTCTTTCTTTAACCACCGTTGATACTGCCCTCAAACTTACAACTGCCCCAAGTGGTGAGGCTTGGTCACAAACTTTAATTGATAATTTAGTTGTTAAGTTTACGGATAATGCAATAACAAGCGGTGACCGTGCTGGACTCTATGAATTGTTTGTTGATGTTGTAACTACTACTCAACCAACAGTTACAGTTACCGCTCCAAGTGGAACTATTTCAGATACAACTTTTCCTTCAGTAACTTGGACTTATGCAGACGCAGATGGTGACCCACAAAGCGCTTACGAAATTAAAGTATTTGATTCAACAACTTATGGCGCTGGAACTTTCAGTCCCGATACTTCTACGGCAACAGTCGAGACTGGCATTGTTGCCTCTACAAATGATGGTCAAACACTTGAGGCAGACTTGGCAGACGGTACAACTTATAGAGCCTATGTCAGAGTTGCTCAATTACTAAATGGTTCAAATTATTTTAGCAACTGGGCTTATAGTCAATTTACTATTGATGTTGATGCTCCAGCCACACCATTGATTACCGCTTTTTATGATGAGAACAATGGAGCAGTTGTTATTACGGTATTCGGTAGAACTAATGTTTTGAGTGCAAACCAAGCATCTTTAGAAACAAATACAACTGGTTGGACTGCTGTAACTAACTGCGCCATTGCTCGCTCAACGGCTCAGGCTTCAGTTGGAAGCGCCTCTTTACAAATGACAGCAAGTGCCTCGGGTGACATAGTTGCCTCAACAACCACAGCAACAAAATTTACGGTTACAGCAAACCAAGAGTTCTCTGCGATTGCTGACTTCCGTGCTGGTTCAACATCTCGTACTGCTCAAGTTGGAATCAGGTATTTAACAAGTGCTGGTTCTACAATCTCAACAACTTATGGAACTGGAGTGACTGCAACAAGTTCGGCTTGGGTAAATGCAACAGCAACAGTTCTTGCTCCACCAACAG